TGAATCCATGAAGCTGATCCAACCGCTTAACCTCCGAAATAGCCCGAATTGCCCGTAAAGTCTCCCCGGCGTGAACACACTGATCCGCGTAATTCCGTATGGCCTCCCTGACTCGAGACACATAAGGCTCCCGCCCGCATTCCACTTTCTTTCCGTCTTGGATGGCAGCAAGAGCTTTCCGCTCCGCCTCTATCCCCTCGGATGCTTCCGTTACCATCCCCAATTCCTTAGCCGTGGGGGCCTTGATCAATGACTTCCTACTGGGGCTCAATTCCGTTTCTATCATATCGAACTTCGGATTGCCCATCCGGATCGCCATGTCGGCCATCCAGCAAGCCATCACGGTATCATCATGCTCCGCCACACTCTGCACCTTTCCGTCAATCCAACCGATTGCGTTCATCTCCCCTATCCACGTATCCGTTAATTCAATAGAGGGAACATCCCCCCTGGGAATCCTCCATTTCTTGTGCTCGAACGACATCCGCAAACCAGGAACACCGCGATCGATATGATGCTTGTTCACGGCAACCTGCGTTGCCCCCTTCTTCCATTGCTGTTGCGGCTGTCTGCCCCCCACCCCGATGGTAAAGAATCGCCGGACAGGAATGTCAGTAGTCCGGGCTACCTCATCGGTCCAGACCCTCTGAGCTTGGTTTGCTTCGATGTGAATCACTTCCGGCCGCATGTAGTAGTATTCTTCTTTGATCGCGTCTATCTGCTTTGTAAAGCTCCACCCCTTCCCCCGCTTCATATTCGCCAGATAGCGCGTACCATCCTGGGCAACGGCCACAGTGAATATCACAAAATAATCTGCCCCAGTCTCGGCAGATAGAGCAATGTCAACACCTGTATACCGCAAACAGCCCCTCTTCTCCCAGTAATCCCCCGATAAACCCAACTTGAATGGTAGCCGTACTTCCGGACCCTCGAATAGCTTCGAAGGAAACAGACTTGCTTCATCCGATAAAGGCTTACACAGAAATTCTCTAGCAAACCTCGCTGCACTCTTCAGTTCGATCCGTTTCAGCTTCAGAGCCCGCTTGTTGTATCGCTCTGGAAACAGACACTCGTCCGTCTTCGGATCGATAGCCGGGTAGGTCCGACACTCGTAGAGATAGCCCTCGAGATCTTCGTCAGCAATCTCGCCGGCCAGGGCCAATAGCTGTTCCTTGTCTGCCAGAACAGCGTACAGATCGGCCTGATGCATCGGAGTACCGACTACGATCAACTGATCCTCTACGTGGACCATGTTGCTGATAGCCGATAGAAAGTAGTCAACATTCTTTCTGCGGATGGTCTCCGAATAGATGTCATCGTCGTTCAGAACGTCATCGCAGATTACCCAATCTGGATGACCGCCTCTGATCTTCACTCCGAATCCAGCCGCCCTGATCACCGAACCGTTCCGGAGCGTAATCTTGTTAGCACTCCAGAACCGATCCCGAGTATGAGGGATCAGATGAGCAAGCTTCGGATTCGATAGAAGCTCGTCCTTCACTTTCTGGAGAAATTCTTTGGCCTGAGTATCGGTAGCGGAAAAGATGATTCCATAACTACCAGGATGATTAAAACCGGCTTTCCAGATAGGGTAGGCGTGAGTGAAGAAAAAGCTCTTGCCGTGATCCCTGGCCGCGAGAATGTTGAGCCGTTTGAACTTCTGAATCAGTTCATCCCACTCGGCGTGATGCTTCCCAATCAGAAACTTTCCATTGTAAGGGGATTTCTTTGGCCCCTGGATTATCTCACTAGCAAAATAAGCGCAGCTAGCAGCCAACGCACCGGCATACACTTCGGCCCATGCTGGATCAGCTTCCGGAGCTGCGCCAGCCAACTGAACCATGGCTTCGATTTCTTTATCCGTACAAGAGCCCGCCTCCAACACCTCGGAGACTTGCTTGACAACGATATCGTTGATGACTGGTGTGGGTTCCGGCTTCTCGTTCCGGAGTAGAATCTTGGGCAGCTTGCCAATGACTGGCGTCCGCTGCATCGTCGGCTAACTCCCCGATCTTTCCACTGTGAACACCAAATGAAATTGGTGTCCTTCCCCTTTAGGCCAACAAGTAACAACCTGAACCATCATCTCCCTGACCCTTCTCAACGCCTCATCGATGGCCCGCTCATCCCCTCCCTGAACCCTTCGGCAGTTGTCGGTGATGATGCAATGTCGGGCGCACAAACCAGGAATAGCTGTTGATTTCATCATCAAACCTCCCCGGGCAGAAACCGCCGGATTAGATCAGAGTAAATCGCCTTCACCCGCTCGCCGTACCTCGGATTCCGAACACGCTTCCCATGGGCATAATGCGCCCAAAATGGATGATCTGGGGCATCACCACAATGCCGTTCGTGGTAGCCTTTCCAGTATCCCAAGATCTCCATTCCCTTCCATATATTCCGCTTGGGATCAAAAAGCAAATGTTCGCGCCCGTAATACTGCCGATTAAACAGCCTGGTTACCCGCACCTGCATCAATCCGTAATTCCGATCGGAGGAGACCTTTGGATCAAACCTGCTTTCCTTGTAGACGATGGCCGTCACCAAGAGGGGAGAGATTTGGTAGACTTCCGCCTCTTGGCGGATCAGTTCGGCATACCGCTGAGCATCCGGATGGCTGATCGTGGGGACCAGCCACAGAATCGCTTTGAAGATGATATCCATCTAACTGTGGAAATACTGAACCTTGCCCGCGCCCCCCTCTTTTCCGGTCGTCCCCTTGTCGCGCCAGCCCCGCTCTAGCTGTTTTTCACTTACAATCAATCGCTTATCCCCCACAATCCGCTCCCCTCCGTAATGCGTCCCTGCCAAGCTTCCCGTGTATTCCGCTTCCCCCTGGCAGCTCGGACACTCCTGAAAATCAAACCGGTCGGCATACTTGGCAACGTGGTCAGATTCCTTCCCGCACGACTTACACTTGTATTCATATATCGGCATACTCGCACCTTACTCAAAATGAAATTGTAGGTCAATTACTGTGGCGACGAAGAGCCCGCAATATCTTCTTTGTCGATGCCTGCTGATCCTGCCTGAGTTTCACCACTTCCCCCTCCACCGCATCCACCCGCTTCTCAATCGTAGATACCACTTTGGCCCGTGCCTTTCTGGCCTCTACACGAGTCTCAAACCGGGCAGATGCCCCCCAACCAATCCCCTCGCCATTCAGATGAATCCGTTGATCTTCAATGTGAGTCCGAACCCCCCAATAGAAGTAGGCCCCTCCCCCCAACACCGACACACCCAAGGTAATCAGCGTGATCATCATGGACAGCGTAGGACGCACCCGCAAAGGCTCCCCCTGCCTACTCCAATCAATTTTCTCCGCCGGCACCTGTGGCTGTGACGCCCAATCAATCGGGGCCGTCACGCCCGGCTGACTTGATTCTGGTGGGAGTTTTCCTGATTTCTCTGAATTGGGGCTCGAACCTGGAAATAGGCTACATTTTACAGTCGGATTTTTTCCCATCGGGCAATCACCTTTTCCGCCCTTCTGCGGAAGCCCCAGAGGGCCCATGGTCTAGGGACTGCCCACACATAGGCAGCGCCGGATACATTCGTTGCCGACCTTTCAGCCTTGCTCCGTACATCATCAGGCAACCACCTTCGATTCTCCAAATGGTAGCACCAAGATTTGGTCTCTGCGTGCAATTCTAAACGATACCTCCCCCAAGCCAGGTAAACCGGCAGAAAGACCAACAAATAAAGTACAGCCATCAACGGCAAACCTAGATCCGGATGAATCCAGAGACCACACCATCTGAATTGTTTCATGTGGCCTAGAATCTCATGCGGAAGCACCCCCTCCACCTGGGAAGCACTCCACTCCGCCGGAATGTATACCGTGCTCCCGATAGTGATAGCGAACGTCTTGAGAGCCGAAGTAACGCCCCAGAGCTTGGATGTCTTCAACCGTAGCTTCGCAGCCGGATCCATGGTCTTGGCCAGCCGCTCAAGCCTATGCCGCTCGTGATACCAACTGTCTCGAGGAATCATGCCCCCCACCATACTCACCCCCTACTTGAGACGCAAGTCCGTTAACCTGCGTTCAAGCTCTTTTATGGTTTTCGGTCCGCACCATCCATCGACCTTCAACACCCGCTCCGGCTGGCCGGCTTTCCGGTAGTAGACCGTGGACCGCTGAAAATAGGCCACAAACGGCTTTAACTCTTCCGCAGAAAGCATCTTGGAGCCCGTAGGCCAGCCCAGCAGATACAGGGCCTCCGAGGTAAACACCTGATCATCGGGCTCCGGAACCAGCGTTCCGATATCCTCCACATGCCAATGCTTTTCCAGCTCGGTGGGCTCCCCCCGATCCTGATCAAGCTCTTCTGCGGAATCTGCGTCCAGCTCCGGCCCTTCCACGGCCGGGTCATACCGCAGTAGTAACGGAAGCTCTTCAATAGCCTGATCAGACCAGATGGCCTCTCTCATCTCGTGCATGGACGGAAACAACGGACCAGGATCGGCCTTGGTAGCCTTGATCTGGCTGTGGCCACAAATCCATTCCGGTTTGAATCTCTGGCCCCTGATAGCTCGCCAGATTCTCCCCAGCAAGATATTGGCCGCAATCTGCTCCCTCCAATACTCCTCATACACTCGATCCTGCCAAGTCACCCCGACCTTGCCCAAGTCGGTAAGCCCGCCCGGAAGCTTGCGGTAACCGCAATAGCCTGCGTTCCGATTCTCCACACCAAACAGCCTGGTGTTGGCCCAGTTGATGTTCCACGTCCCCCGAGTCACATCCGCGTGCAAAATCACCGGAACTTTGAACACGGAAGCAGCCTCTTGCCGTGGCCAGATGTCCGCCAGCTCGTCTATCAGCCGATCGAATATCATGACGTGGCAGCTTGAGCCCGTGTTGCCCCATGCCGGATCATTGAACCACCTAAGTGACTTAATTCCGCTCACTCCATTGGTGAAGTGATGTCCCATTCCGATCGGGCCGCCGGAAACCTTCCAGGCAACAGTTTTCCCTTTGGGCCTATGAGGTATGCCCAGTGCGTCTAGGCAGACTTTTGAAGCCGCTTCGAGAGCCTGTAGTAGTTCGATAGCCTCTGAGGTAGTGAGCCGCATGAATCAGAGTCTACCCTACTTAGACGCTCGGCTACAAGAGCCTGTTGCAGCAGAAAATGAGACACGCAAAGATGCTGTCCCGGGCCCAGATGATAATCTGTTCCCGGCCGCGCCCCATTTCCACATATGATGCATCGATACACCATACCTGTAGTGTAACGTATCTAACTGAAATGTCAAGGGTAGGGTTTTCCGCAACGTAGAATTACGGACACAGAACGGAACGGCTGTTCCGTAGAGGCTTAGAAGCTGCCGAAATCGGTGTCTACGGTGACTCCGAGAATCGGCCGGAGCGTGTTGTCGAAGCTCTCGGTAACCGTGGTATCGGCCGTTCGATTCAGAGTAGCTTCCGCAATTTTGATCCACGCATTCCCCGCTCCCACGGCCGTCTGAATCTCACCATCGGTCGGAGCGACCTGACTTCCGGTCGTTGCTGGAGTCCCCTTGACGGTTACCAGGGTAATGGTCCCGGACACGTTCTTCAGAACCACGGCCGCGATACATGAACTTCCGTTGGTAAAGCCTGTGAGGAACGAACCACCATGGATCGACTCATCCGCATTCACCGCGATGTCCACGGCATCACCACCGACCACGGCCGCGATGGCTTCTACATCGATATTCCACGTGGTGTTGCCTGTACCGGTAAGCTGAGCACTTGACGTGGTCGGCGTCTTAATGAGTCCACCGGCCAGTACCTTATTCGCCTCGTGCTGCTTGAGCTGCTCAAAGTACAGCGCGATCTTGTCTTCCTTGCCCGCGTAATACGCTGGGGGCTGATGAGTGATAGATGCTACTTCGCTTCGGACTCCCATGGGTTTCTCCTGGTTTGAATTATCTCAATCTGGAGGCAGGATACACAGCAGGATCGGCGGAGGCAAGGGGAAAGTTAGGGGGTCAATAGCCGAATCATCCACACTGCATTCTCGATAGTAGTCCGATTGTCCCATTCATGTGGCGTGCATCCAGCAGATTCCAGCCAAGGATACAGGGCAAGAGCTTCCCCCCAAAGCTGTGGCACCACCTCCATCAGGGTCCTGACCGCATCGGCCCACGTATGGCTAGCCCAGCTCGAATTTTCTATCTGCTCTGCCGGCTTTCCAAAGAAAACCAGATCTGTAGCCTTCTCGATCGGAAACACATCCCCGTAGTCAAGACGGGCATCCCCTGCTAAAGATCTGGCATCCAGAGACCTTCTGTGGATCATCACATCAATAGCCGCTGCCATTCGATCCGCTGCTTTCTCTTTCATGAAACTCATCTACTCTTTCCCTTTCATCGGGCACCATTCCGGGCAGCCCAGACCGATGGTCACCGCGTTATGATGTCCGGCAAAAGCACAGCACTTGATCTCTCGAGGAAAGTCCCGCCTTGGAAACTGACACAAAAGTCTAAGCCGTGGGCGAAACTCCGTAATCGCGTACCTACAATCCCGGCACTGCCGTTCTTTCTTTTCCTGAATCTCCCCGTAAATCTCAGCGTCCCTCCCGCACATGGTACAGCAGCCGTCTTCGTCCACTGAGATCCTTGGTCCGCATTCCTTGCAGAAGAACGTCTTCTTGAACGGATGTATCAGCCGTTCCTCCACCATCGAATCCGGCCCACTATCATCGTAAACGGTCTTTCCGTCTGTCCATGGTAGTTTCATCTAATCTCCTAATTCGTCTTCGCTCAACCCCAGCCGCTTACAACACTCTGGGCAGTCTGGATAGCAAAACTCGATCCCCCATGAACCAGTCACCACCATCCCACAAACGGTTTTGATTGAGTCAGCGTAGGATGTGGTCTTCTTTCGAGTCGCACACCATCCATCTCTGTGGCGCACGCTAACGATCTTCACGGGCTCTTGGACTTTCACCTGTTGTACCTCACCTTGTCTTTCAAATGGATAATCGGAGCCACAACCAACACAAGAGCCCCACCGAAAAAACCAGCCGCTTGCTCGGTCAATCCGATCTCGACAAGCCCAAAATACAAAAACACAGCAGGACTCACATATTCTACTACCGTAAACACTCCAAATAGAAAATCCCTCATCTCAATTTCCTTTCCCATCGCACCTTCCGGCACGTTGGTGCTCGGTCCTTCCTGGGTCTTGATTTCCGGTTCCAGCTCCCGCCCTGGGTCTTGGTCACAGCTTCCCATCCAGCGGCCTTCAGAGCCGTTCCTGGCTCCGTTTCCAGCGTATAGGTGATAATCCTACTGTAGCCCCTCCGACGCGCCTCACGGGCTGCTGCGCCATACAGCATGGAACAAGCATTCCACACTATCCCGGCCGGCAGATTAGGATTGACGCACACCCGATTGACTTCCGCAACCTTGGTATGGTCAAGCTTTCTGGCCACCGGCCGGCCCACCATGGCCACCGCAATTAGTTCCGTTCCGTTGTAGACTGCGTGCCCCCATTTCCACCCGGCCGGCGGAACGTTATGACGGTGATAGCGGAATACAAACCGCTTGGCTTCTTTTTGCGGAATTGTTCCGATCGTCAATCCGTAATCCAGCGTTAATCCTGCATTTTCATAATGATACGCTGTTTTCGCTCCGGTAAGGGTCTGTCTGATCTTGATTCCGGTTTGCTGTTGGAACCACTTCCGGAACCAATGGGTATTCTCTTGCGCTTCCGCTCTCACCATTTCCTCTGTGGCTTCACAGCAGGCATCGGTGATCCAGGTTCTTTCCTCTGGGAAGTAATCGAACACTTCCGCAAACCACGGTTGGTTGCAGTAGGGGCAGCGTTCACGGAAGTCTAGGGTTAGCTGTTCCATATCACCTACCGGTGTTTGTCCCGCCGTTCGCAGGCTTTGATAATGATCGCTTTCGCACACCGTTCCAAAAACTTCCAGTCTGACTTCCGGAATGTCGAAGTCTTGGCATCGCCCCACAGCCAGCCATTCATCATCCGTTCATCGTTTAATTCGAGGATACGGTCCTCGCTGTCCAATGATAAATCACACCCCTTTTCCCCGTAAAGGTAACTAACCTCGGAAGTAAAAACCTCGTATATCCAGCCTGGGACGTTGTAGCCTCTGAGCTTCCTAATTGCTACGGAAACGTCCAAGGTGTCCCCCAACTTCCTCCGTTTCCACGAAATGATGGCTCCCTCACACACAACCAGGTTAGGGGCATTTTCCAAGGTAATGAAGCACTGAACAGAATCCAGATACTCTTCCTCAAATCCCAAAATTTTCATAGAATAATCGCCCTTTCTCCCCGCTCGATCCTCTTCCGATAGCAGGAGACACAGATATAGACCAGCTCCCCATATGGGTCTGCTGGCTCATCATCCATACACTTGCGTTCATCTGTCTCTGAAAAATAGGTCCGGCAATCCTCACAACGCTGTCTCTCGTCTTTTTCCCAGGTAATGGTCACCTGGCCCCCATTCCGATCAAAAACCTCTCTGTGGGGATCCTGATGTCCTTCCAGAAGTTGGCAGATGCAGGTAGCCGTTCCATCTCCGTAGTCATCGGCCAGATACAGCCTAGCTCCACATTCTTTACTCATCCGCCTTTTCCGTTCCA